CCCTGTCATTACCCGAATAATATGACCGCACTTTTGATATAATTCCCGAAAAAATGATTCCAGTATCGTCCCCATATCCTGCTGTTACAGAAATCTGCGCATCCCTTTTTATGTTCTGGATCGTCGTGTCTGAAATATTGTAAACAATAATTTCTGCCTCATCAGCTTCTGTATCATCATCAAAAGGAATATCAAACTCACAATCAAGTTCTTCATTGTCAATGGTAATATCTCCAATTTTAATGGTCACTGTATGATGATATAAACCGCTTGTGTCTGCCTGTTCTGTCTCCAGTATAATTTCACTTTCCAGATGGCGTATGGACTCCACGATTCTGGAATCCAGGTCTCTGCCCGTACCTTTTATTACAAAACTCTTTTTCATCAGCATCACTTCCCGTTATCAATGGTTAAAAACACGGTTTCTCCGAAATTATCCCAAGTCACGTTATTCTCCTGACCAGATTCGTCCAATGGCACAATGTCTAGCACAGGGAATTTCCCTGCTTCATACACCTCCTGGAACAGGGGCACTCCATAGATAAGCGGCTCTGCATAACATAAAACCACACCGTCCCGATAAAGACTCACAGTAAAAAGATCCGCCTGTCGATTATAGGCGAACCTCATATTGAATTTTTCATTTCCAAGGGCAATATTAAAACCATAAGGGATCTGATCTTTTTTTACTACAATTCTATCTTTCACATCTGCCTCCTTATGGTATGGTTAAAATCTGACCAGGCTTAATCTTATTTGGGTCAGACAAGATATTTCTGTTGGCGTCAAAAATCTTCGGATATGAAGCACCACTTCCGTAATAGGATTTTGCAATACTCCATAAAGTATCTCCATGTTTCACCGTATGTGTCTTTACAGCTGATGTGCCCTGCGCAGATACTTCTTCTACCTGCTGATCAGAACTGCTTCCGCTGCCAGCAGAATATGGACTGGAAGCAATCCGGATTTCCTTCAATTCCGCCGAAAACGTACAGCCACCCCTGACAGAGCCAGTGTGCGTGGTAGTAAACTTCGTGAGCAGCGCCGATGAGAGAATGTTAATTCCAGTATACTCCACCAGCTCCCCATCCTTCTGCAGACGTTCCAGCTGTGCGATATCGTCCTCATAGTCACTTCCAACTAGTTCCCCTGAAAGACTTAACACCAGAGGGGACTGCCTGACATGATCAGTCAGGTCAATCCCCTCCTCTACCGGATGGCTGCTGATGGAAGTTTCCCGCGCCACATCCTCAGACTCTACAAAAATATAAATATCATTGATCAGTGCCACGTTACACCTCCCTTAGTTCCGGATTGGTACGTCCCATACCGTCCATGGCTTCTCGGATTGCTTCACGCACCCAGCGTTTTACCTTCCGCTCATTACTGTCACTGGCACTTGCTCCATTCAGAGTAAGGTTAAATGACGGGCTATAGGTACTTACATTACTGGTGCTCTGGTTATTGGTAACCGAAGAACTGTCCGGGCTGTACCGGCTCCGGATTGGTGACATTCTGGATGCAGCAGAATCTCCGATTTCCTGAGCAGTCTGATCAACCTTGCCGGAATAATTCCGCATACCTTTTACCAGACCAAGATCTGTGAACTGTCCGCTATCTTCCATGACACGGGAAGGACTATGAATATCCAAAGACCCATTTACCGCATTTTTCACATCTGCCGCAATCCCCTCTGCAGTCCCGATGACAGTAGGTCTCATGGCCAGCATGCCATTGTTAAGTCCCAGCATGATATTCTCACCAGACGCATACAGATTGGTTTCATCAATCTTTCCGGTAAAGTCAGTAGAAAACTGACCCGCATTCTGGATCATCGTGGAAAAGCCAGCATCTGCTGCCGTACTCATCTGTGTCATCTGGTTTGTCGTGGATGCTGTTACCAAAGGGGTACTGCTGTCGATTCCGTCGGATACTTCTTTACCGGCATCTTTTCCCTTGCCAAATAAACCTTTCACACCATCAATAATTCCAGAGCCAATACCTTTTACGATATCGATCCCAAGCTGCAGCCAGTTAACACTCATGATTGTGGTTACAATGGCACTAATCAGCTGTGGCACCGCCTGAATCAGCTGCGGGATTGCCCCGATAAGTCCCTGTATCAGCATGATCACCAGCTGAATACCTGTTGTCAGAATTGTAGGTGCCGCAGAAATCAGCCCGTTTAACAACTGCAAAATGATATTGATTCCTGACTGAATAATGGCGGGACCATTTGCTATAAGGCCAGCGCACAAATTGTCAACAGCTGTAAGTCCAGCCGAGAGGATACCAGGCATCTGCTGATCCAATCCCTGCAACAAAGAAAGTAGCATTCCGGCTCCAAGGCTGAGTAGCTGTGGTGCCAGCTTCATGATTCCAGTCAACATAGTGCTTAATCCAAGCATAACGCTCTGTGCAATGCTGCCCCGGTTCTGGTCGATGCCAGAAACCAGAGACTGTACGATGGAAACACCACCCTGCACCAGACTAGGCAGCTGATCTGCCACCGTCACGGCAACCTCCGAAGCAACGGTACCGGCTTCCTCTACCAGGCCGCTTAAACCGCCTTTTTCGGTTGCTTTGGTGAGCTGCGTCATCCATCCGGATGCCTTGGCCACAGCATCTTTTAAGTTGCTGCTGCCAAGTGCTTCATAAATGGCAATGCCAGTACCCTCTGTGGCACTCTTAAACTCTGTGATCCGCCCGGTAAGGTTGTCGTTCATGGTCTTAGCCATGTTCTCCATCGCACCTGCAGAATCTTCAACATAACCACTAAGCTCGTTATACCGGTCACCAGAATTTGCCAGTAGAGCATTTACGGACTTCAGGTCATTTTTATTAAAAATGGTCGATAGTGCATCCTGCTTTTTCTGATCACTCATACCGTCCATGGACTTATTTAGATCATTCAGGATGTCGTTCATCGGCCGCATTTTACCCTCTGCCGTATAAACACTGAGTCCAAGAGCTTTCATCTTCTTGGCCGCCATATCGGTTGGCGCCTGCAGGGATAACATGATATTACGCAGTGCTGTTCCGCCTTCAGCACCTTTTACACCGTTATCTGCAATAATACCAAGCAGAGTGTTGAGCTCCGTGGTTCCTCCCGCTAAGGTCTTTGCAGTACCACCTACAGTTAAGACCGCCTCACCCAGCTGTGACACGCTGGTATTGGACTTCTGTGCTGTCTTTGCGAGCTGATCACCGAATTTAGTCAGGTTCTCCTGCGTTGCCTCAATGCCAAGAGCCGACATACTGTCAGTGACCAT